ATTAAAGTGGTATTAAAATGCAAGTTTTAAGTGATTATAAACAAAAATGGTTTAATTATTTAGGTTACGAACCTCACGAAGGTCAACGAAAATTGCACTTTCCTACCAAAGATTCTGCTAGGTTTTTTGTAATGGTTTGTGGGAGGCGTTTCGGAAAGACTACGGCATCGGCAATTGAAGCGACATTCTACGCCTCCCAGCCGAATCAACGTATATGGCTTGTTGGTCTTTCCTATGATAAAGCCGATTTGATGTTCAGAGAAGTATGGGACAAGATGGTAAAAGGTCGTCAAAACGATATTATCAAGGCTTCTGAAAAAGAAAGATATATCAAATTCAAATGGGGTACTACAGTTGAAGCTAAATCAGCAGATAACCCTGATTCACTTGTAGGTGAAGGGTTAGATTTACTAATCATAGATGAGGCAGCTAAAGTTAGACCTAGAATTTGGGATATGTATTTATCTCCCACATTATCTGACAGAAAAGGAAAAGCGATATTTATCTCAACGCCAGAAGGGTTTAATTGGTTATATGATTTGTTCTTGCTTGGAAAAAGTGATGAACTTTGGGAATCACATCAAGCACCATCTTGGGATAATGGCTTCGCTTTTCCTGATGGTCAAAACGACAGGTTTCTCATTGAGAGAAAACGTAATATGGCTAAAGAGCTTTTTGATCAGGAGTATGGTGCTCAGTTTACAAGTTTTGAAGGTAGGGTTTATCCTTTTGATAGGAATCTTGATGTCGGTTATTATCCTTACAATCCACATCTTCCTACTTTTTGTAGTATTGATTTTGGGTACAGGATGCCTTCTGTGGGATGGTATCAAACATACAGAGTAAATGGACATTGGCATATAAATATGATTGATGAGATAATACACGAAACTAACATTAAAACAGATGAATTAGCAGAACGTATAAAAAAGAAGCCATACAGAGTAACAAGATTTTATGGTGATCCAGCAGGATTACAAGCACAAGGACAATCAGGCGTAGGAGATATAGAGATTTTCAGAAAAAAAGGCATAAATGTAAGAACTATAACTGACAAAGCATCAAGAAGTATAACTGCTGGTGTCAATCACGTTAGAAGTTTTATAGAAAATGCTAGTGGCGACAGATTCCTACATTTAAACAACAATTGTATTGGTATGGCAGAAGATTTAGAAAGTTATAGGTATCCTGAAGCACAAGATAGTAAACCATTAAAACAAGAACCATTAAAAGATGGATACCATGATCATGGATGTGATCAACTAAGGTATTTTTTTATTAACCATTTTCCTATCAGAAACAGAGAAATTAAAGTGAGGCACAGATAATGTTTGAAATAATAGATATAATAGAAGAAAGTTTACAAAACTTAAAGGTATATAATCATAAAGAACGAGAAAATTATGTAAATAAACTTTTAGATTACTATAATGGTAATGGAACATCAGATTATATATCATCAAAATTTGATTTAGAGGCTTTTAGGGAAGTGCCACCATACGAAGCTAATATCACAAAAAAATTCATAAATAAAATGTCAAGAATCTACACAGTTGGTGCAGATAGGAATGTAAATGAGAAATACACAGACCTTACTTATTTAAAAGATTCGAAAATGAAACATATTGAACGTATGACTAGACTGATAGGAACAATAGCTACACGAATTATGTTCATAGATAACGATAAACAATATTTTGAGTACCAACCTATTTATTATTTCCACCCATTCTTTGAAGACGATCCATTTAAACCAGTAGCATTAAGTTATCCACTTATGCACAACAGTTACGATGTTAGTAATACAGAAAAATCAACATATATACATTGGAATGACGTAGAATACATCATATTTGACGAAGATGGTAATGTTTTAGAGCAAAAAGAACATGGATTAGGCGTTTTACCTTTTGTTTTTACACATAGAGAGCATCAAAGTGACAATTTTTATGTAGATGGTGCAAATGATATTGTAAATGCTAATGAGCATATTAACATTACTATGACAGAGATGCAATTAGGTTTAAGATTCCAAATGTTTGGACAACCTGTAGTAAGTGGTGCTGATCTGGGAAATAGACAAAGATTCGGCTCAGATGTTATATTAGAGCTACCACAAGAAGCAAATTATGATATTAAATCGCCTGCAGGTGATATTGAAAAGGTTATAGAAAATGTTAAGTTCCAAATGGAGCTTGTAGCACAAAATAACCACTTATTTGTACAATTTGCACAAGATGGTGGCGAAACACCTAGTGGTATTGCTCTTAAAATCAAAGATTTAGAGAGATTTGAGGATTATCAAGACGATTTAGCCTTATTTTCACTATATGAGCATGAAATGTACAAAATTGAACGTATGATAGCACAATCTTTTGGTATTTCTATGCCTGAAAGACTAAAAATAGACTTTAATGAGCCAGAATATCCAATGACAGTACAGGATCAGATAGCACTTGACAACCATAGACTTAATTTAGGGCTTGTAAATAGAGCAGAACTAATGGTAGAGTATAATAAAGACCTTACCTTAGAAGAAGCAAGAGCAAAATTAGCCGAAAACGAGCCTCAACCACAACCACAAGAGCAAAATAATGATGAAGTTCAAGATTAAGGTAAAATTAGATATAGATGTAGAAAATGCTATTAAAGAATTAGAAGATAATGCTATAAATACTACACTCAACAAAAATATAGCACCTAAAGTAGCTAAAGAGTCTGCAAATTATATAAGGATGGGTAAAGTAGAGCCGAAATTAAGCCCTGTAACCATAGAACAAAGAAAAAAACATTTTAGTATCACAAAAGAAACACCATTATTAATGACAGGTAGGTTAGTAAAAGGTTTGAAAGGTACAGAAAAAGGTGTAGAAGCACCATCTGCTATTAGAGGTAAAGTGCCATATAGTCAACACAGAAAAGGTTACACATGGAAAAAGGATGATCTTCCTGAAAGTCCTCAATATAGAAAAATTATAGATAGAGATGTAAATGTGCCTTATAAACCAGGACCTGATGGACATAAAAGAGAATTTTTAATTACACATTTGCCATCAGAAAGTAAGAAAATGGATAATATTTACAAGGAATTTCAAAATAGTTTGGTTAAATTATTAGCGAATAGACTTGGAGGCAAAAAGTAATGTCAGAAGAAGAAAAAATAGAAATCCTACTTAAAAATATAATCAATATGCACGAAAAGCTAAACATACTGATAGAGTATATGGCAAAAGACATGACAGAAGAACAATACGAAAGACAATTTTACAAAGAAGAAGATGCTTTAGTAGAGATAGAAAAAGATACCTATCAACAAATGTGCGATTTAATGGAAAGTAATACAATACCCTTTATGGGAATAGCTTAATGGAGAATAATGGATTTTATCACAATATTGGAACAGTTTGGAATACCTGTGGCGATGACAATAGCATTCGGATTCTTTATATGGAAACAAAACCGATTCATACAAGAAACTCTAATGACCGAGTTAGACCAAGACTTCAAGAGGTTGGAAGGTATTATTATTAAGCTGATAGATCAGCAAAAAAAAGTACAAAGAGAACAAAAGAAACTAAATGGAATATTTAAAGCTCAAGTAGAAATCATCGCTAGATTGTCTGGAAATGGTTTGAAAGACAAATTCCTAAGAATGATGGAAAAGGGAGGGATGCACGATGATTGATAAAAAGATTTCAGTTGGATCAATACTTACCATAATAACTGCTGCAACTACTGTGGTATATATGCATGGTGCTAACATAGCAAAAATAGACAATATACAAGAAGAACAAGTCAAAACAGTAAATAGAATCAATAAAAACGAAGAAGAAATCGTTAATTTAAAGGTTGGTGTTGCTAAAATAGAAGCAAAACTTGATGATAGATTTAATCGTATTGAAGATTTATTGTTTGAACTTAGTGATTAGCTTCTGCCTCAACTATAGACTCTTCCCACTCTTTTCGTTGTAGTTTAGTAGGTCGTTTAGCCTTTAATGGCTCTATACCTACCTTCTCTGCCCTCTTCTTCCATTGATACCAGATCTTACGCTTCTCATTACGAGTTAACTTCTTCATCTCTTTCTTTATAACCTTATTAACATGAATCTTATCTTGAGTATCGCTTATCTTAGGTTTTCTAGGTGGTAACTCCCTATCAATGGGGGCATCTACAAAAACTTCTGTAATCTCTGCATCAACTACCTCTGCATCATCTACCTTTTTTAAAAACTTCTCAAAAGGACTATCTATTGTGACATTAACTTGTTTCTGGTACTTACCAAGTGCCTCAAATACAAACTTAGCTGCATTTACACTACCTTCTTTGGCTTCCCTGATCATACTCTTCATAATACTTGGTAGTTCCCCTACTACAAGCTCCTCGTACCTTTCGTATATCTTAGCGTTAAATTCTGCATCTTGCTTCCATTTGTATACACACGCTAAACTAACCTCTAGTTTTTCAGCCACATCTTTAGCCTTAATGCCAGGATTATTGGCATATAGCTCTAATGCCATTGTTTTCTTCTTATTCTTCGTAATTTGGGCAATATTGCTCATAATATAATATAAGCCCTGTTTGGTACTTAAAAATAGTTTTTTTTGCAAATGGGGATCTGGTACTTCTTGTTTGTACTTTTTGTGGAAGGTGATCTGACATTGTATATTGCGATTCTATCCTCCTAACACCCATTAAAATTGATTCATTCGCTTTATGCTTTCAATATATGGTGTAGTACTTTAGAAAATTATTATAAGAGAATGGAAAGGGCTTTTAACCTATTTATTTATTGATAAAATTTCT